CTGCGTATGCGGCGTCTTCTTTACGTTTCTGCGTTTTACCTTTATCCGAAGCGTAGTACTTTTGCTTTGCAGCCCTACATCTGTCCGGGTTTGCTTTGCGCCACGCCATAATTTTTTGGCTACGGCAAGGCTTACATTGCGCCCTTACAAATTGGTCTACGGGTTTTTCTACCCCACATGAAGAACATGTTTTCATGCTGCTCTCGATATGCCCCTTGGGTCTTCGACTGTTGCCTCGACTGAGGTATCTGCAATGAGCCGGAACTCACGCCCATGAATCTTCAAGCGGGTGCCCGAATTGGGTCGGCAAATGATGAAGTCACCTGTTTTGCACGATGGCCCACTGGGGAACCGGGTTTTGTCTTGGTACGCATCCGGGCCCATCTTGACCACGAACAGCACTGGGGTCAGTACTTCTTCGTAGTGCATGGTCTTGCTGTCTTTGAGCAGTCCAACTTCACTGTCCGCATACTCTTCCATGGCTTCCGGTACGACGCACAGGAGCTGGAAGGTTTTGGGGTCAGGCAACTGCTTGGCTTTCTCCTCTGCATCCTTATTCAGAATGCCGGACAAGTCCACAGCGGCGACATCAAATTCAGTCATCAATTTTCTCCATTCTTTGCACGAGGTCTCTAACGATGGTTTCCGCATGAGTCAGACCCCGGATGACTCCACAGACATGCCGATACTCGGCAAAATCGTTTGCTCGACCAGTCGCTAAGAACGCAACTTGGTCGGTACGTAACTGTTCCATCTCTTTCGCAAGGTAGCTAAGTACCCGGTCGTTGTCCATGTTCACCCTTTCTTAGGTGGTTGTTTCTGTTGCTGGGGCTGGCTACGCTGCGCCGCACGCTGTGCGTTCTGCACTGCCATCTGAGCCTTGTGCTTGGCCACGTCAATACCCATGCGCATGCCCTCGGTCTCTTGCTGCTTCTGGGCCTTGTCCCGAGCAGCGGCTGCGGTAGCGCCTACCTGCATAGCGGCAATCTCTTTCTGAGCTGCGATGCGTGCCTTCTCGATCTCGATCTGGTCGGCCTTGGCCGCAGCGTCCGTCGCCTGCTTTTGTTTTTTAAGCTCTAAGTCCTGCTGACGTAGCTGGAGTTCTTGCATCTGCATCTGGACCACCGGGTCCTGCATCTTCTGCTGAGCCTGCTGTTGCTGGGCTTCCTGCTGGTCACGCTGAAGCAACTGCTGAGACGCCTGCGCAGCCAACATCGCAATCTGGTCGGCCAACTCAGGAGACACCTGCTTGTTCTGCTCTTCGGACGGCAAGGCCATGCCCATCGCCATCTCAACTTGCTTGCGGTACTCGAACGCAACGTGCTCATTGATGTGGGCCATGGCCGAAGCCATGATGGCCTGAGCTGCCGGGTTCTGCTGCAACATCTGCTGAATCTTGGGGTTCTGGATGGCAGACATGTGCACCTGAATGTGCGCTTGGTGGTTCTGCTCAATGAACGCCTTGACCGGCTTACCCATCAACAGGTTCTGGTTCTCCTGTATGGGGTCTGTCGGCACAGCGTCTTCATCCACCGGCACGAGCTTCTCGGCGTTCTTGATACCCAAGACCTCAATCATCTGGCGGTGCAAGAGCGGCAAGTTGTAGAGCTGCGGGGCTGACTGGGCAAGCTGGAGTACCGCTTGGTACTGCACAATCTTCTGCGCCATCGTCGCTGCGTTCGGGTCACTGACCGGGATGACATCCACGGCGTCATAGTCTTCCTTCTTCGCACGACGGCCAGCGTCCACCGGGTCGTACTCATACTCGTCCGGGGTGTAGTCGGCGATGATGACTTTGAGGAGCTTGAACTCCTGCTTCATCGAGTAGTGGATGCGGGCCTGAACAGCCGTCATCACCTTGAGCGTGCGCTCCAGCAGAGCCAGAGTAGTACCAACCGGAGCGTTCGTGCTCATGTCGGACACGTTCATATCACCGCTGGATGCAAACGCCCGGCCTTCTTGGACGATGTTCTGGAACAGCGCGAACAGGACTTGGCTTGGCTCCTTGTACGGCAGGGGCAGGATGTTGTCCCGGATTGAACCACTCGGCACGTCCACGTCGCGGAACTCACCGGGCTGGATGGGAGTGTCATCGCCCTTGATACGCAGACCACGGGACTTCAAGCCGCCGGGCAAGTTGCTCAGCGTACCGGCATCCACCAACTGACGGATGAGCATAGTGGCACTGCGGGCGTAGCCACCAATCAAGTGGATAAGACCGTACCCATAGAAGCCGAAGCCGGGGATGTACTGGTAGTGCACAAAGTGCTGGCGCTTGATGTGGAGCTTGTCGTCCTCGTACCAATTCCGACGGATGGCCAGAATAGTGCGAGTGGCTTTCTCCAGAGTCACCACGTACGGCAGTGCTATGCCCGTGGGCTCACCCTTCTTGTTCTTGTGCTCGTAGCCCGGCAGGTCCAAGTCAACGTGCATCTCAAGAATACGGAACCGATCATCCTGCAAGGCAGTCATGCCCTGCTCTTCAGCCTTCTGCTTCTCGATGTCGTCCAACTCCATCGACGGCTCACCGAGGTCCACGTCACAGTAGAACCCAGCCTCTTGCAGCTTCAACACCTCGTTCTTGGTCTTACGCATCACATGCGTGACCCGCTCGGCAGACTCCAAGCTACTGGCACCATACGGCACCACGATGTCCTCGGCGGTGACAAACATCGCCATCTGACGTGCTTTGCTCGGGTCGTAGTAGACCTTCTTGAACGCAGAGCCTGCCAGCGGCAGTGACCACAGCATCTTCTCGTGCTCCGGGCGGTACTCGGTCATCACCTCGGTAAGCTGGTAGTTCATGTCCTCACGGACACGGGCAGCAGACTCTTCCTTCAGCAGGTCGGTCTCACCCACGATCTGTGTCTTCACCGGCCCCATCGCGGGGAAGGTCTCCATCATTGCCTCGGACTGGAAGCGCACAACTGCCTCGGTCAGCATCGGGTGGAACACGCCACATGCACCTTGCCACGGCTCAGTCCGCTCTTCGTAGTTCAGACCCAGCAGCTTCAGCCCGTCGATGTAGGTCTTAATCCAGTCCTTACGGTCCATGCCGTCTTTTTCAAAGTCGTCCACCAAGTCGTTGCCCAGAGCCTGAAGCTCTGAGTCGTCCATGAACTCGGCCAAGTTCGCATCAAAGTCTTCTGCGGTAGCCTCTCGGGGTTCGAGGTCAATCTCCACGTCCCCCATACTGATGCTCACGGACTCCGGGTCTTCGACCTCAACCTCCACGTCGGGAGCGTCCATCATCTCGGCCAATCCCACAGGTGCTTGGTACAAACTCTTTTCCATGATCTTTCCTTCGCGTTAGACTGAATAGAACCGCTCGTTGCGGCGTCTGAAATACTGAATCTCTTCCGGCTCGTCACTGGGCAGTCGGAGAAACCCACCTTGCCTGAACCGCATAAGTGCCAATGTTGTCGCGTCAACCAAGTCATCATGCTGGCCGGACGGAAACTCTGCAATCTCATCCACGAGTTCTTCTGCCCATCGTGTCTGTGGCACCCACACTTTGCCCGAGGCAATTATGTCTGATACTGCGTTGAGACGAGCAATCTTGTCCTGACCCTTGCCCGGCGTGTAGTCCTGCACCGGTATACCCATCGCCCGAAGGTCATATATAAGAGGTGCACCCGACGCCTTCTTCTCGATGAGAACTCCATCCGGCTCAAACTCCCGGTACTCTGCTAGTACGTCGCGCTTAAGGTCGGGATACTCAACTCGTTTCTTGTAGGTATTGAGCAGGATGATGTTCTTGTTGGTCTTGTCCTCATCCAAGCTAAAAATCCCCCACGTCGTCCCAGCGGAGTAGTCGGCCCGGTTTGTCTTCTCGAACGCCGTGTCCCAAGTCTGGAGGATGTACTCGCACTGAGGCGGGTGGTCTTTCTCCCACCACCTCCACCAATCCCGCTTCACAATAGCGCTCTCGTTACCCACCGGGTTCTGCTGGTACTGCGCCTGCCACTTGGCGTTGGGCAGCTCTTTGTGCAGTGCCTCCAGCTCCTCGATAGACCAGAACTGCGGCCACAGCGGATTGCCCGAGGGCAGGATGGCCGGGAACTCAATGACCTCCCACTCCTCACCACTACGCGCAGCGGCTGCACGCACGACTTGGCCGGTCAAGTCCCGCTGGGAC